GTAAAGTAACCGAACCTGCACCACCAATTTCTACAACGGATCCACCTGAATTTTTTGTATAAAATTTACCGTCAGTAATATTCATTGCCAATTCGCCAGTTTCTAGCGAACCTGAACCTGGTATTTGACTTGGTGTTTCTGATCTTTTTAATTTGATAACTGTTGACACTAGAATGATCCTCCGTCAATAGTTGTAATTGCAACATCACCAGATGTTACTGTAAAATTGTCTGAAGTAAATGACGCCACACCAATATTTGATGTACTTGCTAATTCACCTGAAATTGTTAATGTACTTCCACTTGCAACTGTATTTAAACCTTCACCAGCAAGAAACTCTAATGTACCACCTAATCTTACACTACCTTGTGTAGATGATTCGTCTGTAAAGTTTAAAGGGTCAGTAAGTTTATCACTTGAAATTGAACCCGCTAACATAGCGTCTGTAATTCCTAATGCCTTAACTCTTAATGCGTCAGCAGAAACTTCAATAGAACTATCGTCAACTTCTACGTTTAATTGATTACCAGTTTTTGATAAAGCGGCACCAGCATCAATTTGCCCAGCACCAGAAAACTGTTCAAAGTTAATTGCACTTGTTCCGATAGTAGTTGTAGTTTCTGTTTGAACATAACCGTTACTACCGTTTGTTGTTCCATTTTCTACAAATAAGAAATCTCCTGAAGCAACTTCGGCAGTTGTATCAAAATCATCTGCTCTTGTTAAAACTGTTGCTGATGTTCTTACGTAAATACCGTTATGTGCTTGTGTACTTTCATCTTTAACTAAAATTCTATCACCATTTACAAGTGTGTATCCGTCTAAAGTAGAAATGCCTGTAGATAGTGTTAATGTTGCACCAACACCTGAACTACCGTTATCATAAGTTACTGTATCGCCACTTTCTAATGCTAATGTTTGTGTAGTTGCAGCCTTAACTGAAGCGTGTACGTGTAATCCTTCAGCAATTGCGTCAACGTATGATTTAGGAACTAATGAGTCAGTATCAAAACCTGCTCTTTGATCATATCCACTTGGAACTTTTACAACACCAGTACCGTGAGGTGTTAAATTAATATCTGTATTTGAAGCAGTTGTTGTAATTGAAGAACCATTAATAGTTAAACTATCAACAACTAAAGAAGTTAATCCTGCAATATCAGTAGTAGTTGCACCTAAAGTTAAAGTAGATGAACCTAAAGTTAATTGACCACCAGTAGAAAGTTTAGCATTTGTTACACCACTATCTGTTAATTGTCCTGTGTTTATTGATAATGCCGTTACTGAAAAAGTAATTTCGTTATCTGTTACAGCAGTTGTAATTGATTGACCACCAGTAAATAATAAAGTTTCTGAAGTATTGTATTGGTCTGTAGCAGAACCATCTGATAAAGTAATAAATTGATTTACAGTTTCAAATGCTAATCCACCTGAACCGTCTGTTTTTAAAAATTGACCAGCAGTTCCATCTGCACTTGGTAAAGTATAAGTTTGAGAACTTGCTATAGAGTTAGGTGCTTTTAAACCTACAAAATTAGTACCATTGTTTGTACCTTCATTAAATCTTAATTCACCACCCGTAGTAGTGGCATTACCTATGTTTAATGTGTTAATTGCTAAGTTAGCGTCAACAATTAATGCTGAACTACCTGTTAGTGTTCCATCTACGTGATCTAATTTATCTGAAAAATATTGACCGCCAATTACAGCGATTTCGTTTGCGTCACCGTTACCGTCAACTCCGCCAATACCGATGAACATTCTATCACCGAAATCACCTTGTGTACCTGTTCCGTATGTATAAGCAAGTTCCCCAAGTTTGAGAGTTGAGGGTGCGGTAGTATTCGCACTTCTTTTTATCTGAATTACTGTTGCCATAACTTATTAAAAACTTCCGCCGTTAAATGTTAGTGTTCCAGTAGTAGTAACTATTTCGTTTCTTGTTACGAATTTACCATCACTGGCTCTGTATTGTAATAAAGCACCATCATTTAAATCAGTTGCGTCAACATCACCTAATAATTTTAAAGAAAGAGAACTATTTTGTAACTGTTGTCCAGAAGGCAAAGTTACTGAAACTTGTTGTGGGCCACTTGATGTAGGGGCATTAATCTTTGCTGTAATGTTTGCCATTAAGACCTCTCTCTTTGTACAATATTTATAATACTTTTAACTACTAACTTGTAGTTACATTTGGTCTTACAGTTATTATACCCTCAATTACTCTTGTAACAGTACCAGACGAAGTTTGCGTAATTTCTACGTCATATACGTATCTTTCTGGTGCGTCTAAAGCTGTTGTTTGTGCAGGTGTTAGAGAAAGTGAAACAATACCTGATGTAGGATCACTTGAAATTGAACTAGTCATAGTTGTTCTTGTTCTTGTTGAAGAATAACCTTTTGCTAGTTTTGCCTCAGCAGTATATCCAGTTAACTTAAATGCGTTTCCGTTTGCGTCTTTGACTGTAATATCTGAACTGAAACTTGCGCCTTGATCTATGATTAGGTTTGCTATTGCTGCCATCTATTCTGTTTCTGGTTGTACTTTCTCTTTTTTCATCATTTCTGATATACTTTTATTATAATATTCTGTAAGCACTTGAATTTTTTCCAACTCAATTTCGTGTCTGACTTTAGATTGTTCTATTTCTTGTCTAGCAACAATCGTATTTCTCAATTTTGTACTAAATTTAGTTTCGTCATACACTTTGCCATCTATTGTTAAAGCCATAATATTCTCCTTTGTTATAATATATAGGTATATTTATAATGCAATTTTAACAATTGATCCTTGATTTCTGACATATTTTTTATTACTTTCTGTCAATTTAGAATCATATTCCATATAATATGGATTACATTGCATTGTCTTATTATGATTGATTAATCCTCTTTTGTTTAATCTTTTGTACATTTCATTCCAATTACTTCGTATGGCATACTTTAAAACTAGTCTAGGATTCTTGTCTGCTTTGACACTATGTACTTTTGATCCTACATCTACAAGACAGTTTTCATATTCAAATGATTTATTATCAATTGTAATACTAGGCGAGTTAGGCATTAGATTAAGATTTATACCTACAATTCTATCTTGGTCAATATGTTCAGGTAAAGTAGAATTAGGAAACTGATATGAAAATCTTGGTTTAGTATATAAGTCTTCTATACCTAAATCTTTTGTAATAGGCATCACTAAATGCTCTATATTAAAAACTTTGTACCAATACTTTAATATTACATCACCTTCCTTATGATAACCACCTCTATCATATCTATCAAAAAATATTTTCTTATAATGTTCTTTATCTATCTGATAATCTAAATGTAATATCATTTTTGTACTGATCCTTGTATAGGAGAAATATACTCTTTTAATTCTTCTCTTACTTGTTCATAGGTTCTATCAAATATACTTAACTTTAATAAATGTCTTTCTTCAGGCCAAGGATCAACCTTATGTCTATGAGTTACATTTAATAAAGCACAATGGTAAGTATAATCACCCCAATCTTCAAAATGTACAGGTGAATTATTTTTAGTAATTAAAATATTTACACAACAAAGTGTATCTATATCTTTATGTGCTGGTACTTGATGATTAGCGTGTTGTTTATAAAATCTAGGACTTGCCTTAATTAATTCATTTACTTTAGAAACAAATGGTACTTCGTGTTTAGGTAAATGATCGACTCTTGCTTGTTCCCAAAAAGGTGCGTGTTTAAAAAAACCTAGCTTTGCATATGAAGATGAGAAAGGAACAAAAGTTTGAGCATCCATATCCATTTTTAATCCATCTCTATCTATAAGATGTTCTAAATTAAGAAAAGTTACTGGACATAAGCCCGACATATTATTCTTTCTCCGTTAGTATTTTTAAATGGTGTTCTTCTATGTAGTAGGGTGTAGTTATTTGCAATTACTAATCTATTTGTTTTCCATTTTACTTCTTCTATATCATTTGACATAACAGCATTTTCTAATTCTTTATATACATCATCATCTACTACTGCCATCTCATTCCATCTCGTAAAATAACCTTGTTCATCTTTACCTACAATATCTTTTTCACCTTTATATATTCTTCTTAAATATAATCTTTGATCTAACTTACTATCAAACTTATAAAATCTACCTTCATCAATAGGTTTCTTAA